ATTTTTTCAATTTTTCTTGCAAAACTTTTTCTTGCTTCAAAAGATCCTTCAATTTTTTCGCTTCTATTTGTTTCTTTGTTAGTTTTTTAGGTTCAAACTTGATTTTTGGATTCAATTTTTTCATCAATGCCTCTGCTCTAATCTTTATTCCTTTTGCTGATATACCTGGTATATCCTTACCTGGTTGTAGAAACTTAGGAGGTTTGACAAAAATTGGTTTTAGTGCTTTAAATAATCTTGTGTTTTTTACAAGTGCTTGCAACTTAATTGCTAAAGGTGCAGTCGTAAAGGGATCTGTTGGGTCAGATGGTATCAAAAGAAATGTAACACCTGCAATAGCAGCATATGTGGCGAGTTCCTCACCTATGATCCTTTCAATAGATTTACCATCGACTTTTGCACCACCAAAAGGGATGATAGGTCTGGGTAGAAGTCTTGGACGGTCTTCTCCTTCATCATCCTTCGCTTTTCTAACTGCTCCTAGAAAATCACTATCTTCTAATTTGTCTAATACTCTATCTAAGTCATCTAAAGCTGCTGAAAATAGTGTTTTCTCACTTGACAATATTGCCCTACGTTCTTCAAACTTTCTTCTTCTGTCCGCACCTGTGAATAAATCTGCAAGTCTTCCACCTGCCAAACTTCCTATTATACTACCTCCTACTCCACCAACAACAGTTCCTATCGGTCCTCCAAGAGCTGTACCTAATACTGCACCTGCTTTTGCACCTGCCAATGCACCTGCAAGACCACCACCTGCACCAACCCCTGCTTGTAAATTAGTTTGTCCTTCTGCTTTTCTACCTGCAAAATCTAGTCCAGTGCCTAAAACTGCAAGAGGTCCTATTCTACCAAATTTACTTACTTTACCAATCCTAGATAAACTTGAAGTTCCCCTTTGCATCTTAAGCAATTGTGCAGGGGAATTTGGAACTTTAGGTACACCACGACCAAAGAATCTCTTCGCTATTGCTCCACCACCTAGTAATCCAAGTGTCCCAACGACTCCTTTTTTATCTTTTTTGTCTTCTTTACTCCTCGACAGTAGTGCTTTTAGTGTACGATCTCTATCTTTTAAGAGTTTCGTTTTGACAGTAATAGATTTTTTCTCTAGTCCCCTCTCTAATCTTATACTTCTCGCAAGTTGATTTTTAAGGAATACACTTGCCTTTAGAGTTTTATTTGCAGTGGATGTTACTTTTGCCTCTATCATGAGAATACAGGTGCTCTAAGAGATGAAGCATAATCAATTTTATCAATAAAACCACCACTACTATTGAATTTGGTTGTCACATTTACACTTGTGGGTGTAGCTGCATTTCCCACAAACCCACTTGACGATTGTTTTTCACCCTCACTACCACTATCTAAATTCATAATACTGATGTTAGAATCAGTATTTGCAATTTTATTTCCCATCTCTTTTACACTCAAGTTTGGAACAGACAGACTAAAGTCATCATTAGGACTGAATATGCTTGATATTTCATCACTAAATGTTGTATTTTGAATTACTTCATTTGAAAGGTTTATCTTAGGATCTATGTTAGTGACATTGAGTTCATCACCTAAGAAACTGATATTGTTACTTACCTCCTCCACAAGATTATTCTCTACCTTTTTCTCTTCTATAACTTGCTTACTCTCTTTTTTTTCTACTTTTTTATCTGAAAACTTACCCTTGAAGAAGTTTGATATTCCTTTTTTGACTGAAGACAATAGGGGAGTTTTATCTTTTTTCTCCTCTATAAGACTCTCATCTATGACACCTCGTTCTTGTCTTTTCCTATCTACTGATACAGTTGAGAGTATTCTGTCAAATCTGTCTAATTGTGTCCTAAATCTACCAACATCCTTTCTGTCAATTGTTTCAGCACCCTTTATAGTTTTTTGTGCAGTCTCCAATCTTCTCCTGTCAGCGTTTTGATTTGACTTAGCAAGTGCTGGTATTATGAATGATGCTGCAAGTGCTGCTGTTATGAGCAAAGGATTTTTAAGTTTTGATGCACCTGCTACTCTAGAAGCAGTGCTTACACCTGCCCCCCTATTACCGATAAGTCCTCTTAGAGCAAGGGAATTGATAACTGTTCCTGTCAAAAATTGAATAATCTCAGGTGACATCAACGCTGCTGCTGCACCAAAACTCTGTGCTGCTCCTCCCACATTACCTGTGCTTACCTGTGCAACACCTAACGCACCTGCTGCTGTAGCTAAACCTTTTCTACTTGCAAATAATCTTATATTTGTATTTTGTAAATTTTGCGAGTCCTTTTTGAGTATTTTTAGTTCTTCCCTGTAATATTTCTGTTTTGAATCAACATCTCTTCTAATAAGATTACTCATATCTCTCAAATTGGTGTTCATACTGTCCAATTGAGATATAATTCTTCCTAATATTCTTATTTGCGGTTTATCTACCTTAGTTTCTTCTGATATATTAGATAAATTGCTACCAACAAAATTCATCCTACGTCCAATTTGGAACATAGGAGTACGTGATTGGGTTCTTCTACCAGGTGTTTGCATTAGCTGCTTCCGCTTGCTTTGCTTCTAATTTTTGTTTCTCAAGGTATTTTATAAGGTAATTCACATAAACATCCCTTTCCCAAGGAAGCATGTTTTCTATATCAATTAGTGACCAGTTATGATGTTGAAGGAGAGCAAAATTTGTCTCCAGCATAGCATCAATGCTGGTATGATATAGCATTATGCGAAAAAATTGGATAAACCCTCAATTACTACTTCAGACTCTTTCTTAGTTTTTGGATTTTTCACTGTTGTTTTATACTGTAATTTTGGCATGGTCGCAAAGAAATTTTCAATTTCTGCAAATTGACTAGAATTCAATTGCTCAATAAACTTAGTAAGTTCCTTCTTTGTGCAGTCTGTTGCACTCCATGCCTCATCAACGGTGAATATAGTGTCAATACAATCAATCACCGCACCAAATGCCTTATCTATCCTTTCAGCACCATCTAAATCAGAGACTGCAAAATTATTGTCTAAGAATTGTTGCATTGATGGATATTTCATCTTGATGTTTATGTCATTGTTCAGTTTTATCATGTCAGTGTGTCCATCTGGGACTTCTAACTTGATATCTGACATTTTTACAGTCAACGGAACTTTAGTTTCGTTGTCGTCTTGACAAGTGACAATAAGTTCAACTGACTCACCAATAGATTTACCTCTTATATTCAAAAACAAATACTCTAATTCAAAACTAGGTAGTTTCTCAACATCAACACCACGGGTGATGATGCATGATTTCAATACACTTTTGAGTGTGGCACTGATGTCAGCATCGGATCCATTCTCTAGTGCAATGAGTAAAATTTTCTCCTCTTTGACTAAAAAGGGTCTGTACTTTACTTTCTTTTCTTGCGATATAAGTTGCAATTCAAATGTAGGTGCAATAACCTTTGGTAAAGGCATAATATTATTATTCAGTGACTATATTTAGTATAGCACAAGTCAGTGATTATAAACCCATCTTGACAAACTTATTTCGTGTATCAAGAATTTGTTCTCTAGTAAATGGTTTTTTCTTTTTATCTTTGGTCTTGCTATTCTCTGCCTTGACTGCTTGCTCCTCACTATCAGTGCTAGTGTTATCTGTTGATCCTTGTTCAGCATTGAATACTAAATCTGGATTTCTTACGTTTTCTGCACCACCATCTGACTCTCTGAGTATGAAATCCTTTCTCGATGTCCTTGATGTATAATACTGTTCATACGTGAATGTAATAGTTGTTTTTATCAACTCTGCTCTTCCATATGCCAATGGTGCAGCAACAATATTTGTTGGAAAGGCATTTATGATGTGATATGTCATACTACTTGGTATTTGAGTGTTGAACCTACTTGTTTTATTCATTTTAGAAAATTCACTGGTGATATCCCTATCGAAAGCAGTTATCTCCATATTACACTTATATAAATTTGGATACTTCATTCTTCTGAAGGAAGGTTCACTATTCTTTCTATTGTCTACATTTGAACCAAAGGTGCCGTCCATTGTCCTTGTGGGTGATATAAATTCCATCCATGCATTGAACACGTCATTCGTATAGTAATCAGTCTGTAGATAGTATGTGAGAATTATATCTGGAAATCTTCTATAAGATGCATACTTTTGTGTTATTCCTTGTCTCAATCCACTTACTTGTGCTGCCTGTAATTCAGAACCTGGTAAAACTGCTTCAGAGCAAAACAAAGCAAGATATGAACCTGGATTGAATGGTGAATTTGCACCACCATTTTGATCATAGAAACCATGTTGGTTGATAAAAGATTTCAATTCTTTACTATCACTGAAATTTATCATTACATCATAATTATTATTGAAAGCTGGCGTGATATTACCAAACTTCGTAGTTGGATTTGTAAGATCTTTAGTTGGTAAATAAAATCTTCCCGATCTAAATGTCTCTGCTCTATTTGCCATCTAAATACTAAATGTTACATACTATGTATGTCATATAAAGGTAAATTCAGACCAAAAAACCACAAAAAGTATCATGGTGACTTCAGAGAAGTCATTTATAGATCTTCTTGGGAATTAAAATTTATGCAATATTGTGACACCAACAAAAATATAGTGAGGTGGTCGTCTGAAGAAATAGTGATACCATACAGATCACCAGTGGATAATAGAGTACATCGTTACTTTCCTGATTTTTATGTCAAATACAAGGATATAAGAGGGAAAATGCATGAAAAGGTTATTGAAATAAAACCTGCGAAACAAGTCAAAGAACCAAAGATGCAAAAAAGAAAAACTAAAAAGTATGTGTCTGAGGTATTCACATATGCCACAAATCAGGCAAAGTGGGCAGCAGCAGAGGATTTTTGTAAAGATAGAAAATGGGAATTTCAAATATTAACGGAGAAAGAACTTGGAATATAGTAATGTCTTCCCATCATCAGAAGTAGTGGGACAACCTGTTGTAGGTGAGGTCTTATTATATCAATATACTGCCAAGTACGCTCAACAATTACCTTTTTATGATAGAAATCCTATGACATATATCGTTGCTATGGAGAGAAATGCTTTTTATGGTGTGAACTTGCACTACACAAAACCAATGAACAGGTCTGGAGTTTTAGACTACATACTTGCAGATCAAGATTATACTCAGTTAGATGGATTCAATAAATACCTAAGATCTTATGTAAAAGGCATGTTTCTGCAACTAAAAGGTGATGATGTGGATAAAGCACTAGGAATGCGTCTTGAACAATTTGTAAAAGATGTTGGAAGTATCGAGTTGTCAATGACAAATCAAAAGATCAGGAGATTATTGAAATGAGCGAAAAGAAAAATACCCCCACACCACCAAAGTCAGATATTCATAGTAGGACGACTTATACTGTCCAATATGAGATAGATGGTGTTCGATATAAAGAAGAAAGAAGTTTAGATACTGCCAATGGTGATTTTTTGGGACCATTAGGTATAAAAAAAGTAAATGAAGATGCAGGTTTCTTTGGTAAGTTATATACCCCCATAGACCCTGAGTCGGTTGAAGGAAAAAAAGTAATGAACTCTATGATAAGAAGAAATAAACTCGTTAATTTTGCAAAAGATTGGGCATTCAGAGATGATACATCCGAAGCAGCATTTGAGTCTGGATATGTTCATTATGCAAGAGAAGGAAAATTACCCAATGGTGAAAATGCTTCGTTTATCAATGAACCAGGTGTGCCTAATGTAGAAGAGAATGATGATAATGTATCTGGAGAACCTGCTCCAGATTTAGTCACGCCAGAACAAATTTTTAGTAACGCAGTTTTCAAAGAGAACTTAAAATATCCAGTAGATATGGTTATAGATGGGGGACAAGACTACATGTTCATAGAACAATTTGCTTACAGTCCACCTCAACCAAGAACATCAAGTAACAGAACCCTTGAAGGCGAAGTTATTGAAACTGAAGGGATTGATGATACACTTGCAGGTAATATAACTCAAGGTTTAGAAAGAAGAACTAATTTGAGTGAAGCATTTGGTACTTGCAAACTACCAATACCCAACAGACTTGATGTAAGTAATGGTGTAAATTGGGGAGAAGGTAGAGCGAACGCAGTTGAAATGGGTGCATTCTCTGCTGCTACATCACAATTGAAAACTTTACTATCAGATGGAAAGGGATTAGGAAATCTTATCACTAATTCAACTAATCAAGCGACAAAAACATTTGGTAAATTGAAAGAAGCTGTACAAAATCAAGATGGTTCAGAAGCAACCTCTGCTAGTGTGCTAAACGCTATCATCGCAAGATCAGTTTTGTCCAGAATTGGTATCAATGTTGATGTTGACCAATTTATAACTAGACAAACAGGGGCAGCGATAAATCCTAACCTTGAATTGCTTTTTGGAGGACCTCAACTAAGAACATTTACCTTCAATTTTGATTTTGCTCCAAATAGCACTGTAGAGGCAGTGGAAGTAAGAAAAATACAAAGGTGGTTTAGACAAGGAATGTTACCACAAAGAAGAAATGCAAATGCAAGCAGATCATTATTTTTAGGTTCTCCTAATATCTTTAGATTATGCTATTTGAATAGTAACAGGAGAATAAAAGGTTTGAACACCTTTAAAATATGTGCTTTGACATCATGTCAAGTAAGTTTTACACCTGATGGTGTATATCAATCATATGAAGATGCAAGTGCAGTCTCAATGCCAGTCAGAAGCACCATGGGTTTGACCTTCAATGAACTTACACCTATCTTTGCTAATGATTATGATAATAACCTTTTGAATCCGAATCCAGATCCAAGTTTAGTGGATTTGGGAACTAATATTCTTGGTACTAATGGATTTACAGACGACGACATAGGATTCTAATGAATTATTTCGACCTTTTCCCAAACGTACAACTACCCTCTTTCTCTGATAAGAGAAACTCTAGCAATGATTTTATAGTGCTCAAAAATTTGTTCAAAAGAGCAAAGATTCGTGATGATCTTTTTGGTAATGTAACAGCATTTTCAAATTATTACATTGAAGGGGATGATAGACCTGACAATGTTGCACATAAAATATATGAAAATGAGTCTTTGGATTGGGTTGTTCTTATATCCAATAATATGATAAATGTACGAGATGAGTGGCCAATGAGTCAACGTGATTTTCAGAGATATGTCAACAATAAGTATGACCCCACACAATTATCGCAGGTGCATCATTATGAAACAAAAGAGATAAGAGGTGTGGGTGGAAATATTATACTGCAATCTGGATTGGTTGTTGACTCTGATTACACATATTCTTATACCACAAATGGAGTCAGAAGAGATGTAAATGATGTTATATCAATTTCTTATCTTGACTACGAGATCAAGAAAAATGATGAAAAAAGGACAATAAACCTTTTACGACCAGAGTACGTAGGCACAATAATTGATGATATGAGACAAATTATGACATATACTGATAGTTCTCAATATATCAACAAAAAACTGAAAAAAGGCGATAATATGAGAATCGTTGAACCTCGCTAAAAAACCTTAAGACAAAAAAATACCCCGAAGTTTTTTTCGGGGTATTTTGAAACTAAAAGTTGATTTTCGTACAGGATTACTCCTCTGCTAATCGTTGGAAGTATGATAGTGCATCATCATCAGTAGGTGTAGCACTTGCAGTCACAGGTGTTGGTGGTGTAGTTACAATCTCCTCCTCTTCAGTTGCAACCTCTGCTGC